GCAATGCCGAAGCGTTCTTCGCTCCAAACAGCGGGGGGCGCTGTCCGCCATCAGCGGCTGAAACGCATTTCCGCCGTGACGGGTGGACTGTGGGCAAAGGGCCGCGCCGCGACTTTTGCCCGAAATGCACTGCCAAGCAGGCAGAGAAACAGAAAGGTAGCAACGTGGTCGAACTGCCGAAACTCAAGGCCCCGGAGCCTCGCTCCATGACCAGAGATGATCGCCGGCTCATCGTAGCAGAGATCAAGGGCTGCTGGGATGAGGAAAAGGCTCGCTACATGGACGGATGGCACGACGAGCGTATAGCACAGACGCTCGGCGCGCACGTCCCCAAGGCGTGGGTGACCGAGGTGCGTGAAGACTACTTCGGCGAAAGCGGCTCAAACGAGCAATTCGATGAGTTCATCAAGAGGCTCGACCACGCCACCGACGAGATGCACCGCATTGAGAAGGAAACGGCAGCCCTTGGGACAGCGCATAGTCGTGTCCGCAAACAGGTAGACGACCTAGCGCTTCTCGCGAAAGAAGTACGACGGGCCATAGGCCGGTAACGAATACGGGCCGAACCACTTTCGCAGACCGGCCCGCAAATCAGTCATTCGCAAGACAACTATATGCTGATTTGGGGACGAAAGGGCAACACACATGGGGCGCAAACGAACACCGGGCGTGAAACGAACTGCCAGCGGGCGCAAGTCTCGAGCGCAGGACGCATACACCGAAAACCTCGAGCCCATCCTGACCCGCATGCGCCTCTTCGGCCTGACGGAGAAGGATGCGCGCGACCAGAAGGCTTCGACCTTCATCGGCCGGCTGCAACTGACCAAGGCCATTAGCCAAGCTCAGTATGACGCCGCTCAAGAATATCTGTCGATCTACGAAGCGTTCCAGCGTGCAGTCAAAAGCCCGGATGCACTTCGCAGCTCGCACGGCGGCGGGGACCAAGGCGAGAGCCCATCGTATGCCGCGTGGTGCAAGGGTGCCATCCGCAGATACGACGAGGCGCAGAAGGCCATCATGACCGAGCAATGCACCTTCGCCAATCGCGGGCGCAATCTGTTCGCGGCGCTCGACTACGTGGCATGCCGTGGCGAAGAGCACTGGCACCTCGTCGGGGATTGCCGGCTGGCGCTCAACGCTCTTGTGCATCACTTCAGCGGGAGCAAGCGCAGACCAGTTGACAGCGCAAACCAAATCGCGGCATAAGCGCAATTAATGCGACGTTGAGATTATCGTCTCCGCCCCATCCAATCCCGCCCCGCTGGTAATGCCGCGGGGCTTTTTGCATCCCCAGCCCATTGAGCCGATCTGCCGCTTGCGGCCCCGGTGGAGGCTTCCCGACATGGCGAATAAAATAACGGGCGGAAAACCTGGGCCAGGACGGCCGAAGGGCTCGCCCAACAAGACCACGGCGATACTGAAGGATGCCATCCTGAAAGCCGCCGAGAATGCTGGCGGCGACGAAGGAATGGTCGGCTACCTGACGACGCAGGCCAAGACCAACCCTCAGGCTTTCATGCCGCTTCTGGGCAAAGTGCTGCCCATGCAGGTAACGGGTGAGGACGGCGGCGAAATTCGTTCGGTCATGCGTGTCGAGCTTGTCGCTCTGACGTGACGACAGCACAGGTTAGGCTTCCTCCGAAGCTCATCCCGGTCTTTGCCGGTGAGGCTGACGTAAGAGGCGCATTCGGCGGTCGCGGTTCAGGCAAGACTCGTTCATTCGCCAAGATGACTGCCGTTCGTGCCTATGTCTGGGACATGGCCGGGCGCGAGGGGTTGATCCTCTGCGGTCGCGAATATCTCAACTCGCTTGAAGACAGCTCGCTAGAGGAAATCAAGGCGGCTATCCGAGAGGAAGAATGGCTGCTGCCGCACTTCGACATTGGCGAAAAATACATCAAGACCCGTTCGGGCCGGATCAAATACACCTTCACCGGCCTAGACCAGAACATCGACAGCGTGAAGTCGAAAGCCCGCATCCTGTTGGGGTGGGTGGACGAAGCCGAGCCGGTTTCCGAGGAAGCCTGGATCAAGCTGATCCCGACGTTGCGTGAGGACGACAGCGAGCTGTGGGTCACATGGAACCCGGAGAGCGAACGCAGCGCAACACACAAGCGCTTCAGGCTATCGACAGATCCTCGATACAAGGTCGTGGAACTCAACTGGCGGGACAACCCTAAATTCCCCGCCAAGCTGGAACGTGACCGGGTTCGCGACCAGACAGAGCGGCCCGAGCAATACGACCACGTCTGGGAAGGCGGCTTCAAGACTGCGGTTGAGGGCGCGTACTATGCGCAGGCCCTCGCGGTCGCGAAAGACACCGGCCGCATCAAGAGCCTTGCACTCGACCCTCTCATGGCCATACGCGCCTATTGGGACATCGGCGGCTCGGGCGCAAAGGCTGACGCGACGGCTATCTGGGTTTGCCAGTTCGTCGGCCAGCAAATCCGCGTGCTGGACTATTACGAGGCACGGCACCAGCCGCTCAGCGTGCATCTGGCATGGCTCAGGAAGCGCGGTTACGCCGATGCGTACTGTGTCCTGCCCCACGACGGCAGCAGTGGCGAGAAGGTCATAGACGCGACGTACGAAAGCGCGGTGAAGGCGGCTGGCTTCGAAGCCAAGACTGTTCCGAACCAAGGCGCTGGCGCTGCCGCGATGCGTATTGAGGCCGGGCGACGGCTGTTTCCGCGCATGTGGTTTGACGACACGAACACCAAGGCTGGGCGAACTGCTCTGGCCTGGTATCACGAGAAGCAGGACGAGAGGCGCGATATCGGGCTTGGCCCTGCGCATGATTGGGCCTCGCACGGCGCTGATGCCTTCGGGCTGATGGCGATCGACTACGAAGAGCCGACCTCCTCGCTGATGCCGCAGGTTGATAACGGATGGGTGCGCTGATGAAGATTTACGGCTTTCGTCCGCTTGTTCGGGGCTATGGCCCGCGCATCGAAGCTGCCGTCCGTGCGGCGCGCAAGAACGTTGATGGCACTCTGGACGGTCGCACGGCCATTGCTCTGGAGCTAAAGGCTTCGCTGCGGGCGCCAGTGAAGAGCCGGGGCTATTGGCTGCATAACCAGGACGCCGTCGCAGAAATCTCCGAGCGCCCTTACCCGAAAGCTCTCCGCCCCACACATGTCTACCGCGCTGACGGCGGGCACATGCCGTACGAGAACTGGTTGGCGAACCTCCCGCACGTTGATGCCATCGTCGGCATGATGTTCGAGGACGGCAAGACCGTTGGCAAGGTTGCCTAATGGCTGACACCGAGATCGAAGACAGCGACCTGTCTGCCATCGTCGCAGCCGAAATTCGCTCGGCTCAAATGTTCGACCAGACCAAGCGCACGCAGGCAATCGAATATCAGCGCGGCGAAATGAACGACCTGCCGGCGCGGGTCAACGGCTCGTCGCAGACCGACCGCACCTTTGCCGATGCGCTGGCGTGGACGCTGCCCGGCGTCGTGCGCGTGTTCACTGCCTCTGACCAGATGGTGCAGTTCCAGGCTACGCAGGTCGGTGGCGAGGAAAGCTCCGAAGAGGCGAGCGAATACACCAACTACAGCTTCTTCCGCGAGAACGACGGCTACCGCATCCTCTACAACGCGACCTATGACAGTCTGCAGATGGGCAACGGGGCCGTTTGCTCCTACTGGTGCCCCGAGGAAGCCAAGACCAAGCTGTTCAAGGACAAGACGGCAGAGGAACTGGCATCGCTGCGAGAGGACGGCTGGGAACCTACGGGGTACGCAAAGCCCGGCAAGCCTGCGATGGTGGAAGACGACTTCGGCAACCTTGTTGAAGTGCCGACGCTCACCGTCAAACTGCAGATGGTGACGCGCCGCGGCCAGATCAAGGACATGACGCTCAAGCCGGAGAACCTGTTGCTCAACAGCACGGCAACCCAGATTGGGGAACGCTTCACGGCCTACCTGCACGACGACAAGACCCGTTCCGACCTCATGGACATGGCCGATGAGTACGGCTGGGACAAGGAGACGATTGAAAACCTCCCTGCCTATCGCGGCTCCTCA